TTCTTTGTTAGTTCTCCGAATAGTTTAGAGTGTTTAATAGAAACTTCATGTTGGTACTCATCGTGTATAGATGCTACAAGGCTTGAATTAAGTTTACTTTCTTTAGATAGCCTGTTTATATTTACTAGCCACTGCTTACATATAACAGCACCGGCACCTTGTATCAACAGATTAACAGCAGCATGACGATTCCTTATTATTAGATGCCTACCATCCACTCCTACAAGATAACCACGTTGACTTGCTCTATCAACTTTCTTTCTGAAGATAGCTAATGATGGTGTATTCTTTAGGAAAGTATCTATTAATTTCTGACCTTGCTTGGCATCTCCACCTACTACCTGTCCTATCTTAGCTGCACCTGCTCCAAAGATAAACGCATAGATGAATGTCTTTGCTTGGTCTCTTGTCTCTAGTCCCGCTGCATGTTGGTTAGCTGTGTGTATGTCCCCATCTACTACCTCATCTGTAAATTTAGGATCATTAAGATAATGTGCTAATGCTCTTAGTTCAAGAGAAGAAGCATCACAACCGACAAGAACATTAGCAGCATCTGATACTGTCCAGCACTCGCGACACTCCTTACCATAGGGAGAATAAACTGCTGGAACTTGAGCCATGTTAGGTGAATGATGCGCCATCCTGCCTGATATAGCTCGTAAAGTAAGTACTTGTCCATGAACTTTACCGTCCTCTTTTAAAGATTTAACCCATGATTTAACTTGGGCAGTACGCTTATTTAACATTAGATACTCAGCTATCATCTTAGCTTCAGGTATATCTACATTTTTAAGTACAGATTCATCTACTATAGCGTGACCTTTTTCAGTAAACTTATCTGGTTTCCATCCACACTTTGTAAGCCTAGCTACTATCTGTTGTCTGGAAGACAGATTAAATTCTTGGTACTCTATAGATGTATGTACACCACCAACTGTTTGTGGATCACTTATATGTCTAAGACCTACAGTAGATAAGCTACCATCCTTTTTATAACGAGGCGTAACTTCCTTTACAGGGATAAGGATAGTAGTAAACCTTTGATGTACCTCTCTTTTTAGTTCATCTGCCCTATCCTCAAGCTTTGCTATAAGTCCTGTTGCTTTCTGTATGTCAAGAGTAAAGCCATTCTTTTCTTGCTGATCTATCAAAGCTCTTATTCTATACTCTAAATCTATAGCTCTCCTATCTATCTTCTTTACGTCTTGTTGTAGTGTTATCCATACTCGTTCTGTTAAATCTACATCACCTTTACAGTACTCTACCATCTCATTAGAGATACCTGAAGTGAAGTCAGTGAACTCTATCTTAGGAAAGTTCAATCGTTCACCCCAAGATTTTAGTGAGTGACCCTTATCTCTAGAGGGGTTGGTTAGCTGAGATAAAAGTAGCGTATCTTCTATCTTAGATAGAGGTATCTTAGTACCCAGTAATCTATTAAGTACTGGTGCATCAAAAGATATACCGTTGTGCATTATAAACTTATCTACTTTACTGCAGAAGGAGGGGAAGTCAGTGTAACATTCCTGCTCTCTCCAAGAATGAACTTCCCCTGTATCTCTGTCTTTAGCTACGATGCAATGAACAACACTGGCATCTAAACTATCTGTCTCAATATCTAGAACTACATTCATGGTGCCAGACCTAAAAAGTTTCTAAGAAAGAGAAAACCGTGACAAGTGTTTTAGAGAAACCCCCTTATTTCGTACCTGAGAAACAGTCCTTGGCCGCAGTCCACAATCTTCTGTTATGTTAAAGTATCCCTGTTATAATATACTAAATACTAGGTTAATAACAAGAATAATAATAACATCGCTGATAAGAGCAGTAATTAAAATCATCTTAGTCATAGCACCATATCATCCTCATCGCCATCAGGATTATCACCAAGGCTTTGAACTTCTTGTAACCTACCAGTGTCCTTGTTGAAGAACAAGTGACAAGCTACACCTGTCTCACCACTGTAACGATTCTTCAGTACACGTATCGTTGTAGTGTTAGAGATGTTATCGTCATCAGATTGCTGATCCCTTTCCATAGCTACAACTGCATCAGATAGCTGTGCAATACTCTGGCTACCTCTAAGGTGTGATAGGCTTACCTCTTTGCCTTGCTCATGCCCTGCATCACCACTAATACGTCGAAGGTGAGAGACAAGCAGCAACGATACATTACATTCTTCTGTGATACTACGCAGCTTAGTCATGAGGTTATCAATGTTACGTCGTTCATCATCACCTTCCAAGCCTGACACAAGGATAGATAGATGGTCAAGGAAAATCCATTTACAATCCAGAGCCTTGATCATGTATCTAATACGGCTGAGGATTTCATCTGTACGCATAGAACCGAAGTGATCGAAGGCATAGAACCTACGTGTACCTACTGTAGCATCCTGCCATGTCGTGAGGTCTTCCCGTGAGTACTCTTCTCGCACCTCTCTGATGTACAACCTAGCGTTAGCTTCGACAGACATCAGGTGGAAGATAGTACTACGTACATTCTCTTCTAAGGAGATGACTCCAATGTTATCTTCTGTGCTGGTAAGGACATGATGCATAAGCTCCCGCATGACACTTGATTTACCAGTGCCTGTACCTGCCGTGAAGGTAACCAGCTCACCTGTACGCATACCATACAGCTTGTCATTAAGACCAGCGAAAGGGTAGAGACAGGTCTTATACTTACCTTCGTCATACAGGGATGCACCCATGTCGGCAAGGTTAAGGATGCCAGCAGGTGTATACTCCTTGGCATTCCACCAAGCAGTAGAGAAGTCTTCACGCTTACCTTTCATAAGGTATTCGTTAGCATCCTTGAAGGTAGGTAGATTAACAATCCTGCATTTGTTAGGCTCGAACAGAGAGGCTACCTTCTGCGCTGCATTCTTACCGGGATCATCAGAATCAAAACACAATACAACATTATCAAATGTATTTAGATACTCTAAGTTATCCTTACAGTTTTTGTAAGCTGATTGTGCGCCAGAGTTAATAGAAATCACAGGCCACTTAGAGCCTAGCATTTCATACGCTGACATAGCGTCTAGCTCTCCTTCACAGACGGTAACGTATTTACCACCACCAGAGAACAGATGCTGACCAAAGAGTACAGCCTGTCGGAGAGCACCCTCTGGTTCTGAATGCATCTTCTTAGTATCACACTCTCTAACCTTATCAGCAATGTGATTACTATCTGCATCGTAGTAAGGATACATGTGCTGTATAATCTTATTAGAGTTATCTTTAATTGTACGTACATTGTACTTCTTACAGGTACTTAAAGAGATGTTCCTGTTAGGTATGTCGGTATGTAGTCCTTTATTATTTGTCATTGGTTTAACCGTGTTATTGAGTGGGGTATTCATAACGATGTCATGTCCTTCTTCATGTGAAGTATCTTTACGATAGGTTGAACAACTAAAACAAAAAGAATGTCCGTCTGAATATGATGTACATGCATCACTAGATGAACAGTCAGGGCAAGCGCCTTGGTCTACTACTTTACTATCCGTCATATTTTTAATACCTGTCTGGTATTTTAAGATCGTTTATACCGATAACTCCTTCTTCATCAAGGCTTTTAAATCTTGTAACAGTAGGGTCATCTAAGCTTACAGAAGCATCAAGTCTATCATCGTTATCATATTGATAAGCAACCTTACTAGTCTTCTTTTCTTTTTTAATTCTTTCTATCTGTACTATAAGATTTTCTAAATCACAACGTGCTCGAATTAGTGTACCTAGATCAGAGACAAGCAAATCTCCTTGGCATTCTTCCATAGATTCATAAGCTGGTTGCACCCTATTTAAATACATCTTAATAATTTTCTCTAAGGTATACTTGCCGCCTTGGTATTCATATTTAGTAGCCATAGTATATTCCTTTGTTCAGATAATAGAAGAACCCTTAATAGATGTAACATTTAATTGTTCAGCTTTATCAGATGGAAATAATGTGAAGCTTAAAATATTTCCATCTTCTTGCTCTACTTCGATGGAAGTATAGTGGCAAACTGTTCCAGATAGGTACTCGTTAGTTGCTGTTATGTTCTTAACGTGGTGTATGCTAGTACTTATTCCTGACATAATCAGTCCTCTACTATTCTATATTCAATAGGATGTTTACGTGATCCAGTAACAAACAATGATTCTTTATTATCATTAAAGTAACTAGAGAAATTTAGGTGGTTCATAAGAATACTGACACCTGTTAATCCTTCCTTCATCTCATCTAAGGTTCCTTCATCAAAAGGATCAGCAAGGTTTCCACTCCTTATAATTTTGTACATCTTCTATATCCTTCGTCTTTCGCCTCCAAAGCTGCGCTCGCTGTGTCCTGCCGATACTGAGATTGATGGTGCTTATTGCCGGTTACGTCAGCCGCGATTAGTTGTAGTGCGGCGCGAAGCTGTTCTATTTCGGTGGCTTGTTCGGTGATACAATCGGCGGCTACGATATCCAAGTTGTCAACGAAGCCTTCGCGGATGGCATTTTCGCGCAGTCGTTCCACTAAATCATCCATCATCCTTCTCCTTATAAATCAGGCGCGGTAACCTGAACTGATAACTATTGATCATCTTGTTCATTCATAATGTTATTTACAAAAGCAATATCTCCTGACATCATTTCATCTGTCTCTTCTGATGCTAACTTCTTAGCTTCTTTTCTGTTATAACCTTCTTGCATATAGGTTGTCAACAGTTCTCTAAAGATAATCTTTCTATCCTTCTCCCACAAGTTCTTCATTTACCCTGACCTCTATACTTTTTAAATCCTTTTCGTTTATGTTTATTAGAAGCTCTACTATTAATAGAATTACCTATACTAGTTCGCTGATGCTTGTTAACTGATAACTCTAAGTCATTGTTAACTCCTAAGTTTTTTTTGACAGTCATTTAATTTTCTCCTTTAGTTAAGCAGCTCCATGAATAAGGAAACAACTTACTTATAATAGTATCCCATTCTTTTGCAAGGTCTCTGATTTCAGATTGAGCATCAGGACTACTCCTTAAATTGTATGCCCTAGCAAATGCATACAAGGAGCCAGTGACATAGTAACTTGTATACATACTCTGAGGTAGCACCATACGTGCTTGTTCAGGACAGACACCTAGACTTAGAAGATGTTTGTATGTCCTGACAGAATATTTTAAAGCCTTCTCGTATTCATTTAGTAATGATTTGTTAGGCTTACTAATATCTATAACTGTATCACTACTTCCCTGCTTAGATTTAATAGGTTTACCACGCCAAACTTTAGGACTATATAGTTCTGGCACGCTGTCTACATACCGCCTCGACATTTCGTTGTAAGAGAACCCTATGGTGTGCTTGAATCGCTGCCTAGCAACGAACAAAGGCACTGTTTCTCGTAGTGTTATAGTGCAGTGAGTAAATGGTGTGAAGTGTTTATGAGTAGCTAAGTATCGGATTAGTTTTCTATCATTACCAAATAACTTAGATACATTATCTTTGAATTCTCTTGTGTCCCATTCACTTTCCTTATCAAAGGATACCCTTGCAGAATTAACTACGGTTAGGTCAGTACCTGCATTACTGACTAGACTAACTTTCAACTTATGTTCTCCTTTTAATGTTATAGCTTGGTGCTCTCGACAGGACTCGAACCTGTAGCCTATAGATTAGAAGTCTATTGCTCTATCCAATTGAGCTACGAGAGCCGCATCTAAGCTAATCTTTAACTTAGACAAATCCCAGTTAAGTTAGTAGACTACGAGTAGCTATGTCCGTTTAGTAATTTATAAGACATATCTTCTAAATCTTTTTCTCTCTTAGATAATAAAGTTTCTAGATAAGATATCTTCTCTCTTAGCTCTTTAGTATTTATATATTCTCTATATAGACTATCAGTAAGTAAAGCTATCTCTTTCTTAGCTAAGTCTAAATCATTTACTTTCATTTTAATAATGTTCCGAAGTCATCACCAAACCCAGAGGAAGGGTAGCCATCATCATCGTCGTCGTCATCTTTAGTACGAGGACACTCATTTCTAATAGGCTTAATGTTATCTACAATATTTTCTACCATAACTAAAGAAGTATATAATTCTCCCATTAAATCCATCATCTTAATGAAATGCTTTCCAGATACTTCTTCTTGTGATACACAAGATACTGAAGAAGAGTTATAGTCAATGATAAGATCATCCATTAAGATGCTACACACAGGCTTAGTACCATAGTCTGCATCTAGATAAAAGGATACGTACAAACCTTTATCTTTTACTTCTAACTTAACTCCTAAATTATCTAGAGCTAATTTACTTTTAATCATGACCTTACTCCTGCTATAGTGTACTTAATGTAGACGACCCTATCCCTTTGTGTTAGAGATAGAGCCGTCCATATGTTAACAATTAATGGACAGTGTTAAACTCAGAAATAAGTTCAGGATAATTCTCAGTCTCCCACTCTTCCAAACCATTTAAGAAAGCATTTATCTCCTCTACTGGTATCGCCTCTATGAAGGGAGCACAAGACACAGTAAGTAAATAAGATTTCATATAGTTAGGTATGTCTTCATGACATACATATTTATAAACCATTGTTGAAATCCTCTCTGTTATTGTTAAACTGCCTCAAGAAAATCTTTAAAGACTGTACCTGAAAGCCAATTACCGACTTGCTCTTGACGCTTTAATAGTGTACCATCATCACCAGCTACAGTCAAGGCGAACCTATCATCCTTATCACCGTGACTAGAATAGTTAGAGAGTGCAGATACCAGAGAGAATACATTAGGACCACGAACTTTTACTTCGTCAACGTACTGTGCTAATAACTTATCAGCTAAAGCATTCTTGCGCTTAGGCTCATTGGTTGTACCAGTGGTGAGCTTACGGAATAGATCAATAACTTTAGGAGAAGAACTATTAATCTTTGTATCTGCCCACTGTTGGTAACGTACAACAGTATTAGAATACTTATCTAAGGTATCTTCTAAGGCTAAGGTGAAACCATCAACAACAAAATTCTTTGTGTGTCGTTTACGAGTGACATCATACGTCCCATTAATTTGTCCGTTGGTACAGAAGAAATCAATATCGCCACTATAAAACACAACACTAGAAGAACTATCGAAAGCATTCTTCAAGATGAATCGTAATCCTATGTCTGTCTTGTGTCCTGTATCAGTCTCTACTGGATTAGATACACGAGGAAGGATGTACTCTGCAAAGCATGTAGCTCCTCCTTTAAGCATACTATCTTTAATCGTCATGTCCTGTAGTACAGAAGGGTCAAAGAAGTTAACCATCTGTTCTTGAAGAGGCATCAGTACTTCTTCGTTCTCTACTACACGATAGTTAGACTTAACAATAGAAAGAAATGTATCTTCCTCAGAGAAACCATCACCCTTGGTTAACATCTTATGATTCTGGGGAATAACTCCCGTTATCAAACCTACTACGTCTTGTTCAAACACAGGGAAAAAGATATCACGATTGTTCTTAGTGGTGAGGTGATCTAGATTGTCATACATATTACATATCCTTAGTAAGGTTAAGTTTATTCTTCGTCGTCTTCGTCTTCGATATACATATTAGCTATTTGTTCGTATGTAAACCCTAAAGTTATCATCTCTTTTTCAAACTTCTCCTCTGATATCTCACCGTAAGTATATAAGTTTCTTAATCTTAATACTTTACGCTCCCAGAATTCTTTTACTGGTGTTACATTATCGCTCATCACCATCTCCCTTTAAAACATTTCGTGCTTGTCTGTCCTTTAACTTCTTTATATTCTCTTGTGCTATGTCTTCTAAACTAAGACCTAAGACATGTGATAGTTCACTAACAAACCAAAGAACATCTCCTATCTCTTTGGATATGGTAGGTAAATCAATGTGATCCTTGTCACCTCTAACCCACTTACTTACTAACGATACAACCTCTCCTACTTCAGATGTCAGTCCTAAAGTATTATAAATAATACCATTACCTTCAGGGTATACCGCTGTCTTGTGTGCAGCTTCCTGATATTTTCTAAAGGTTACACCACCTAAATAGTTTGTTTCTTCTGTCGTCATGTTTTATTTTCCTTGTGTGTATTTTAGTTAGCATCAAAGATACGAAGACATTCCAATGCATTATTCTGCATGGTTTGTTGTAGATTAGTATTACTAATACCTTTATCCATATCTTCGTAAGCTTTAAGCTTTAGTGCGAAGCCGAAGTCTGTCCAATGTCCTACTCTTACGTGCTTACCTAGCAGGTAGTTGACTTCCTTATTCCTGTACTGGTTGTACCCTCCCCCAATAGGTAGAGCAATATCATATGGTAGTTTACTCTTGATGTTATAAGACCTTGTGTTGTCACGCCATTCTTGAACGTCTTCCTTGCTGAAGAAGATGTTACTGTTGTGCTTGATTGATTTCAGAACTCCTTTATGATTGGCTGAGTACACTCCCTCGACTGTGAGTCCAGTGCTTACACTTACTTGGGCGGCAGTCATGTTATAGTTCTTCGTCATCATCTTACAAATCCTCTGTGTGTGTGTTTATATATATATATATTAATGTTTGGGGTATGTTACTTGATAGGTATCCTCATCCCAGCATTTACGGCAGGTGCCACACTCGTTGTTGTTGTGTGATGCTGGACAGGTATGGTCTCCCTTTGTTGTT